TAAAGACAAGGCTGAATATATTGATCTCGTGGTTTTGTACGAGAATCCCGAAACCTATTATAATGAGATTGTTGAAATCATCCACATCATCAAGAACATGGATGAACCAACACGAATTAATTTAAATGATTTAAAGAATAAGGTGAATCAAGCATGAGTACATATGAAGCCACCTATTGTGACACGAATACAGACCTTCAATTTATTGAACCGAATATAAACAACTATAATTTAAGACGGGTATTGCCCGGTGATTGGGTAGCATCCGGCACGACTGATTTATATTATCTTTATTCGGCGGGATATGTGACACAACTATTTTATAATGGTGAAGAAATGACTTCGGTCACAGATACACCAAACGCCAACAAAGAATTTAACTACAACACTTCAACGGGATTATTGAGTTTCTTTTATGAAAGTTCATCCACATCACTATTAAATAGTGCGGTGATCGAGTCCGGCCGTGATTGGTATGATACGAAAGTTGAAGCGGTAGCAAAGGCAAGTGATTTATGCAGAAACGTCCTTCCTGTTCCGATCTACCCGCGTAAAGGGGTGGGAATGGCATCTGCTACGGGGAACGATTGGCCGGAGATCATTGTTAGAAGCACGGCAATTATCGCCTGTGCTGATCTCATCCGTCCTTATGATAAAGAAAAAGGTGACGAATTGATGGCGATGGCTATGAATCCAGAAGGTACGGGATATCTTGACATGGTTCGTACCGGCCAGATCGCTCTTTCCCAGGATGAAGGATTGGCAAAGCATTCTGGAATTATACGTGAGATTTCAATCAATGCGAGTAGTACGGGCAGCGTAATTGATGTGAGAGGAACGCCAAGCGTGGATTGGGACGTGATAAAAATTATTATCAGTACGGCGGGAACATTCGCCACAGGGTCGGCTTCCGGGGTGAAGTTTGATTCTTTTGTAGCAGACGGCACAGGACTCAAGATTACCAAAATTGCCGATGCGGTTATTATAGACGGATCATTTCAAGATGTAGGACACGGAATGCAAGTAAGATTCTCACCGGGCGTTTATACAATTAATGACGAATGGGAATTAGAAGTAAGCGGTGTTTTGGATAGCCGGACAATGGCGATTAAATACGCAACGGCGGAAAGAATTTAATGGCAACACTTAAATCACCACGTTGGAATGAGAATTATAATCTTTGGTCTGCTGAATCCAATACATTTAATTACGGTTCGGGTGACTCGGATGGATATGAGAATATTGTCTGGCATCGAATTATAGATCCGCTTCATTCTATTATAGCCGATGAATTTCAAGTGCCGGTCTATTTTGATGAGCATAAAGGGAATCAATCGTTTATGATTGCCCCATCGGAAGATAATCTTGTGAGTCTATTGGCGGGAAATGCGGGACAGGAACGGGAACATGCCGTTGAAATCACCTATCAATTAAAATCTGGCGGACAATATGGTGAAAGCAATTTTAAAAAAGTGTCAAATGTCTCGGAACACTTAAAAAGACTTTTGCAGAATAATGCTTATAAATCCGATGCGTGGTTTAATGGCCAATGTACATCCGTTGAATATGCAAGGGATGAGGACGATCCATCAATCCTGACTTCTGCAATTATTTTTGAAGCAAACACATTGGAGATATATGTATAAAGCAAAGCCATCCTATAAAAAATTAAAAGACAGCGAAAATTTTAATCATTTTGGTTCGCCCGTCAAACACTACAAACTAATAAATGATGAAGAAATTAATGTAACTGATCTGCCTAAAGAGTTGGAAAATCACTTGATTAAGGTAGAGGAAAAGAAAAAAAGGAGTAAATAATGGCCGAAACTAACTTTCAGGCCCAATCGAATATATCACTATTGTTCGCCAAAGATGATAGCACAACCGCTTTAGGAACGGCGCACGATGCGAGTGATACTTGGTTAGCCTTGCCCGTTATTTCCTTTTCCATGCCACACGATTCTGCGGCGTTAGATGTCGGACCACAACGGAGTGGAACACACGTTCAGCTTGAAAATCAAATGCGACACCGCCGGGACTTAAATACCTGGACATTTGATGTCTCATTTAAGGGAACCCCAACCGCAATTCTGGCTGTATGCCAATGGGCGTTTGGTGATGGTGCGACATCTGCGGATTTCGCTGCAACGGTTGGAATAGGAAATGGGACAAGTAATTCAACAATAATGAAACATGGAACAGCTTACGCCAACCATACAACCGTTGTATTTTCAAATGCCGGTTCGGATACAACTGCAAACGATATTGTTGTGAAAGGCTGTATTGTTCAATCTTTCACAATAAAAGAAGCAGTCGGTTCAGATGCGGGACAGTTGATTTGTGATGCCACATTCTGGACGGCATACGCACCTTCGGAAGCAGCCAATACGATTGCGGCAGATTCAACCGATACGGCAGCACCGAAATCAATCTTCTCAAAAAACACAACCACATTCAATTCAGAAGCACTTGTCTTGGATTCTTGGGATATGACTTGTTCACGATCACTTGAACGGATTTCCTCACAGGATTATTCAAGTTATCTGCCCTTTGGATATACCCAAACATCACCCTGGGAAGTTACCGGAACACTATCCGCAAAGCGTGACGACTCTGTTTATGATGCTTTAAGTGTATTACAGGGCGCAAGTGCCGGTGTGAATATTTCAATAGATGAATCCTCTGGATTTACTTTAGATATTCCTGATGCGATGGTGGATGCTTCTTCGATTAACGACGGTGGATCACACTTATTCCAGACGATCCCTTATAGAGCATCGGCAGCAACGCCAACGGCTAACGTCTGGACATTGGCAATATCATAACAATTAGGGAGGCAAAATGATTGTTAAAGTTGGAAAGAAAGATTGGGACATAAATGATTGCACATACGCTGAACGGCGGGAGTTACATAAACTCAATGCAAAAGTATGGTGGGATGGCAAGATGGATGTGGAGTCCTATTACGAGGTCCTTGAAAAGGTGGGAGCAATCGCCGGTTTAGGTGAAAACGATTTCAAGGACATGGAAATGCCAGAAGTCGATGAAGTTCTTCAAGCGATATTCTTGGAATACTTGGGGATTGAACCGGCAAAAAAAGATTCCGGGGGTTGAGCCTTGCGGTTTGGTGTTGGCAACTTGGCTTTCCCGAACCGCGTGACATATATAGAAGCCTCCCCTATACGGTGGCGAAACTCCCGGTTACTTACAAACACGATCCGGTGCGAGTGCAGACAGTTGATGATATATGGAACATAATAGATGAAATATGTGAACCAAGCAAAGACTTTACAGATGGACAAATTTTGTACCATTCCGTTCCGTTCTTCGCAGACTGCAATCAGATTGTCGAACCCTGGATGATGGAAATGATTAACGAATATAATTACACAACCAGATTCAACGTATCTCTTGGAGAACTCAACAGTATTTCAGCGCACCGATTGGATTGTTTTTCAATTATAGATCGAGAAATAAACGCTTGTATGCAAGAAAAAGCAAAGAAAGATAATGGCTGATAAAAATCTAAATATTAAAGTCCGCACAAAAGGTGCGAAGCGAGCGAAAAAAGAATTAAAAGGTGTTTCCGGTGGAATGGCAAGCATGGGGAAAGCCGCCGCCAAAGCCGGTGCGCTTTTCTTTGCTGCCAAAGGATTGATCTCTGGTTTTAGTAAAATAATAGAATTATCTGGAAAACAAGAACTTGCAGAAAAGAAACTCGCAACCGCATTAGGTAAAACTTCACAAGCCTTATTAAAACAAGCATCCGCCTTACAGCAAGTCTCTATGTTTGGCGATGAAGATATAATTATGATGCAATCTATGCTCGCATCATTCGTCAAAGGTGAAGAAGAAATAAAACTTCTAACAAAAGCCACACTTGATTTAGCGGCGGGAATGGGGCTTGATTTAAAAAGTGCGGGTGATTTAGTAGCGAAAACAATTGGTAGTTCAACCAACGCGATGAGCAGATACGGGATTGAAGTCACCGGAGCAGTCGGGTCTACGGAACGATTGGAGACATTAACGGGCAATGTCGCTAAACTTTTTGGCGGACAAGCATTAGCACAATCGAAAACAATGACAGGAAGCATTGAGCAAATGAAAAATGCTGCCGGGGATGCCGCTGAAGCGCTTGGAGACGTATTAGCACCAATTGTAATAGGTATCGCTAAAACATTTAAAGGCGCAGCGGAATGGGCTGAATCCTTTATAGATGGATTAAATAATCTTATAAAATTTGGGAATGTAATTGGTGAAATCGAAAGAAATACCAAACCACTTCTCGAAGCACAAATTGCGGCAAACGTAGCAATTATTAATAATCTGACTATTCAAAAAAGATTTAAAGGTGGATTAAACCACCTTGAGGAAGAGTCATTGAAAAACGCTCGATTCTTTCTTGAAAAAGATAAAGAAAAATTAGCTGTATTGTTATCCATCGAACATATGCAAAAGGGTGAAGCCGAAAGAGTAGAAAGAGTAAAAGAGGTATCTGCTGCTTATTTCGCAGCCCAAAAAAAATTAGCAGATAAAGCAGCGGAAGAATTAGAGATAAGAAAAAAGATGGCGCAATTTGCATCCCAAACCACCATATCGTTAGGTACATCTGCGCTAATGGGTGACAATGTGACGGAGTCATTAAAACGTGCCGTTATTCAATTAATGATTATGGTTGCACAAGCTAAACTCTATGACTATTTTATGACTTCTGCTTCTGGCGGCACAAATAAAATAAGTTCGGCAATAGTCAATTTCCTTTTCGGCAAATCACCCACACAAACATCACCATCTCCAAACGGCGGCGGTTCTAATAGCTTCCTTTTTGGTGCATCACCTACACAAGCCGCACCATCCGCTTCCGCAGCTTCGGGTTCCAAGATTGTCATCAATAATAATATATCAGGATTTGGGACCATTGATTCAAACTTCGCTTCGAACAGTCTCATTCCCGCCATAAACAAAGCGATCTCGACAGGACAGGCGAGGATTGGCTAAATGCTCACATTCGATAGTGCGCTTACCAACGCCCTAAAAAATTCAAACACCACAGCGTTTTGGGTACTTAAACTATATTATAATGACGAATCGGCTTTCATTGGCGTAAGTGACCGCCATCGACAGGATGGATCTGATATATATTACGGATTGGTTGCATCCTGGGGAACATACCGCCAAACATTAGACTTTTTTAACTTCACTACCTCAATCGGCAATACGAGTGTCACGCTTATTAACGCCGACAAGTCCATCCGGGGCAAACGATTCTCCGATCTTCTTGCTGATTACAACTTTGCAAATCGCAAATGGGAATTGTTTTTAAATACAAACGAAACTTCCACACTTGATACGGCAGCCCGCATGATTGCTTCCGGGGTCATCTCAGGTGAAATTAATTATGATGACAATAATGTGACTTTGACACTTTTCGATAATACAACCCGGTTTCATAAAAAAATTCCTGCGAATACAGTTGATTCGTCCACATATACAAACGCTCCCACTAATAATATTGGCAAACCAATCCCTACAACTTACGGAGATTTTTCGGTAGATAGTAATGCCCCAACCGCAAGTCCAACGGAATTTGATAGACATTTTACAAAAGCGAAATTCCCTGCCATTATATCTGATGAATGGGATGCCGCAAACGCAAGAGTGGAAGCCCTTGTTGATCAGCAAACTATTCACACACTTAATAACAAAAATATATATGGATATAAAAGTGGATTATAT